ATGCATTCTTGAGTAGAAGCTCTAGCGTTTTGTTCAGCGTCTTGATGTCAGGCAAGGCCGTAATCACGGGGCCACGCCCATAGATTTCGCCAGCGACCTTCATATAACGCGCAACGATCCAAGGACTAGACTTCATCTCACGCTCAACCAGCTTGACCTTGCCAGACGGCCAGATGACGCAATAGTGATAATCACCACGATCCTGATTGTAGATTGTCGCCTCAAGAAGTTCGACCTCTTCAGTCGGCTTCTCATCGATCATACGCTGCAATCGATCAGGTATGTACGCTCCAACCCAATGCTGTGCAATTGCCTCTGCCTTAATCCGCATGCGGCGATAAACATTGTCGACTTTTCCGTGCGCGCCCTCTTCGATAGAAACGAGGTATTGCGGGACTGCGGTGAAGCGGATCGGCGTAACATCGTCGCCCGGTTGAATTAGCATGACGGCGGTGCCGACTGCCAAATCCATCAGGAATTCGCCCATAGCCAAGTCAAAGTTGGTCTGGCGCAGGAGCGAAAACATCTTGTCGTTGTAAACGTCCAACGCGGCTTGCGCCTCAAGCTGACGATTATCGGGGATTTCGGGTCCGGGCTCTAGGCGGCACCAGCGCCCGTATGGCGGGAACAGCCCGCTCTGAATCCGATTGGCGAAACGCTGTGTCGCGTTGATGGCTGTGGAATCGAAGACGCGGACCATCTTGTTCTGGCCGGGAGAACCGCCACCCTCATAATAGCCGTCATACAAGTTGCGCTGCGGAAGCGCGAACTCGTAACAGTCCTCGTAAATCTGACGCCAATTATCTTTCCGGCGCTGCGCCAGTTCGTGACGCTTGATGATTTCTTCGACGCTTTTCATGGATCAGTCTTTCTTGTTTCGCGCACTAATCGCGCGCGCCTTCGCCTTGGCGTCGGATTTTGAAGAAGCGCCCCACGCGCGCAGTGACAGGAGAAGGCGCGTGGGGCGTCCTTTCGAGTCGCGTTCCGGGCCGGGCATGGAACCCATCCGCGCCAAGAAAGAGGCTCGTCGCGGGTTGTCGCCTTTCTTCACTGGCGCTTTCAGGTTCATACCCTGCGCGCGAGCGGAAGCACGGCCCTTTGCGTTTAAACCACCAGAGGGATTCTTACCTTCTTTGCGGGTCCAGGCGGCGGTCACTTTTTGTCCCGGCTCAAAATAGATCTTTGCTTGTACTGTTTAAGCACTTGCTGCGCCTGCTCTGCGCTTGTGGGCGTCATCTCTTTGTGAAGCTCCACATCATAAGCACGAAGCTCTTCATGCGTTTCGCGCGTTGGCCATCGAACGCCGCTCTTTAAAGCTCGCTCTGTTGCGTCTCTCTCGCTCAAAATCTTGCCATCCCAAACCGATGGAATCAATGTCGGCACGCCATTGATATCGACCTGCATGGTATAGACCGTAGAAATGCTGCCGTCTTGGTTTTTGACCGTTTTGCCCTCAGCAATATTGCGATAGTGATGCTCCAAGATGGGGTCCATCACTTTTTGCTCCGGTTCTCGATGCGCGGCCCTCATATTATCAATCAAATTTGGATATGGACGACCAGCCTTCTTCGCGGCACGCATCGCAGAACGCTTCTGTGCAGAACTCAAAGATTTTGGCTTTCCCAAGTCCTTTGGCCTTTTCTTGTCCCACACCTGCTTCATTACCCGCCCTTTTTCTTCATCATCTTCGTCTTCATGCTGACCTCAGAAATACGGCCACCATATTGCTTTGCATATTCCTTTGCGGCAGACATGCCAGCCTTGCTATATGCAAAATGGCGGGTTTTCCCGTCTTTTGTGACAACCTTCGGCATTATCCGGCACCCAATGTTGTTTGCGTCTCCTCTTGCTGACCGCCACCGCCCAAAAGCGAACGGGCCGAAATGCGACGCGCGCGTGATGCAGCCGCGCGACGACGCTGATCCTCAGTGCTTTGGACAGGCTGCGGCTCTGGCTCTGGAGCGGGTGGTGGTGGCGGCGGCGGAGGTGGTGCGCTAGGCCGCGAGATTACGCCACTCATTAGCCAGCCCCGAGGGTACACTGGATACCCTCACGAGCGTCCTCACGCTCGCTCGACAGAAGAAGGCGTTGACCGCCAATCTGGCGCGCACGGCGCTGCGCCGAAAGCTGCGCCTGTTTCTGACGCTCCTCCTCCTCTAGCCTTTGCTCTTGCCGCTTTTGTGCGGCAGAAATCTCCGGGTCCGGAGGAGGTGGAGCCGGTGTGCTAATGCCGCCGCCAAATAATCCACCCATCAATAATACCTCGCGAGCATGTAGTGATTTGAACCGTCAGGCCCGTAGCCCCTCAACAGCCCCTCGTGTTCAAATTTTAATGCTTTGGCCCATCGAAGTGCAAGTAAGTTGCTACCATCGACAACTATCTGCAATCTATGTAATTGCATATCAGTAGCAATGTTATCGAAGTATCGTAGCGCACCCCTTGTGAGCGATATAGGATTTCTCTCAACAATATAGCTTGTAAGTATCCAAGCCTCTGCAACGCCCTTCCATATTGGGACAGCGCCAAAGCAACACGCCACATCACCATCATACAGCGCCGTTGCAGACGTTTCACAAGACGCATAAGTCCGAAGCATGTCCTCGTAATTAGGAAACCACTCAAAATATTTGCGCTCAAATTCACGCAAATTCATCAAGTGGACATGCGCCCAGTGAAACTTAATAAGTGATACAGAACTGTTGCTAGATATCTTCATTTGCGCTATAAATGAGATGCCTTCCTTTCGTGTACACTACCTCCGAGGCCGTTCCCTGTTGCGGCCTCGGAGTTTTTTTATGCAAACACGTTGAAATCTGTGCTGGCGACCGCCTGCTTGTATAACGGCATTCCATTGGGGTTTCGGGTCAATGCACGATGCTCGCCGCCGCCCAACATTAGATATCCATAAGCGTCACCGACATGCGAATGCTCGTTCTTGTTTGGTGCGTCCTTAAATCTTTCGTGGCCAGCACCAACCGCGACACGCTTGAAGTGGTAACCGCCACTCAACGACTTGCGAGTGCGAACGCAATCTTTCGACACAAGCAAACCCGGACGCCCGTCAATCAACCTGTTCATAGGCATGGCACCCGCCTCACGCCGCACCTTAAAATCATTCGATGCAGTCGGTTGGGCGCGAAGGCCAAGCGTCCGCAAATGGTCAAACGCCGTGACCTCGAAAATCTCATCGCGCTTGCCACCAGCCGGATCACCCCAGATCATCACATCGCTCTTGGGAAACTTGGTCTGGATATCCGCCATCAGATGATGGGCGAACCGCTCCAGCCCCATATCAAAGGCGACAAGCTCATGCACGATATGCCATCTTCCATTTGACATCTTCTGTCCAAAGACAGCAGCGGGCGTCAATCCAAAATCAAGACCGATATGGACCGGCATACCCATCTCGATATCGACATCCGCCGCCATCAAGCTATCGGTATATTCGTGCCACACGGGCTTTCCATCTTGCACATAGACATACTGTGCGCCCGCATAACACTGAATCCAATCAAGCGTCTTACCGGCAAGCTGTTGCTCGTAATAGCCGATTGGAAGGTTGTTCAGGTTTTCAGCCTTGCCGTTTAATAACCAATACCTGTCGCCGCCAAATATAGCTCCTTCATGTTCTTTGGTTCCTTCAACAACGCCACCCGGTTGCTTGTAGAACTTCCACGGATACTTGCCGCGTATCGGGTTCTTTTCAGCAAGATTGGGCCACCAATGATCCGAGTCCATCGGGTTCGTCGACATCCAAACACCGCGCCACGGACATCCGCCATTCCTCTTTGTCGGATACCTACCCACACGTGATGTTAGTCCATCGACCACAGCCTTGGGTAGTTCGCGCGCCTCATCGATAAATCCGCCGGTCAGTTCCAAACTCAGAAGTTTTCTGACATCGCGCGGCTGATCCAGCGCCAGAAATATGACCTCGCAATCAAGTCCAGGTGCGCCATCTCTCTGAGGCAGCTTTATGTGATGAGTGATAGGAGGCGACCAGCGCATCTCGCCCCACGTATTTTCCGGAAATATTTCCTGCCACGTCTTGATCGTCGTCGTCCGTAGCTCCGGGTAGCTGTTTCTTATTACGGCAAATCTGGAATATCTGATGCCATCCTCCGGTGACGGCGGCTGCTTGACAGCACGCAGCATGACCTCGGCTAAGCAGGCATAAGTTTTGCCAGAACCAACCGGCCCCATCAGCCCACGAACAAAGGCGTCGTCGTTTAGAAAGTTCCATACGGTCGGGCTTTCGCTAAAATCCAGACTTAACCCAGTGAGCGCATCCGTGCCGCCGCCTCTGCGACGGCGCGGAGAACGATCACGCGCCCTTGGGGATCGAGCCATCTTTCACCACCATATCGATTGTAAACCATTCTTCTCCGCACGAACCGCACACAACCCTCTGCGTCAGATCATAGACTCTACCGCGAGAAGGCTGCCCGCAAAAGTCACACGGCACAAAATCTTTATAGAAGCGCACATATGTTGACGACATCTTGGTCACGCTCGTCATGCCGCCTCCCGCCTATCGCTTTCGCCCATCATTATCAGGATTGCATGTTTCAACAGTCCCGCACGTACACGCGGGTCATCAACCTGCGTCAACGCGATATGGCGAACGTATCGGGATTTCTCTTTGCGATAAGCGAGGCTTGCCTCCTCTGGCGTGTCGAAATAGCCGAGATTCCTCGTTTTTCCGTTCATCGTCATTTGAGCGCAATACTTTTTATCTTTCTTATTATAAACACCAATTGGATATTTTCCACGACGGGCCGCAGAATTAGTTAAAAGATTGTTTATCCGACCATCAACAAAGGCACAGGTTTCCGGTGAATAATGTTTGTTGCCCGGCACTATTATGTCCTTGTCCAAATGCTTGTCGCGCCAATCCTGCGCCATCATCCAAGAGCGGAAGTTCATAAAATATTTCCACTCGTCACAAACGCTGGTACCAATGTATGTAGGATATTGGGCGTGAAGTTTAGTATCAAAAACTCGCTTAAGCATCGTACCCCACGCCGAATAGTACGGACACAAACTACTACGATTATTCGGTAATTTGGTGTAAACAGCATAATCAGCATCGTTGACGCCCCAACCATGCACCAGTTTATTTCTCTTCCGCAACTTCGTCATCATCATCTTCCTTTACTGCATAAGTTGTCGTTTTCGGACCCGTGACGTTGATTCCAATCATGCTGGGACGTGACTCATCCGAATTCGGCTCAAGAAGTCCTCTGTGTTTTGCCAGCAACCGTAACGCTGACAGCTTGTCGTGCATCTCAACCTCGATGCTGTTGCCATGCTCATGCGGCGTAATCTTCACCTTCTTAATCGAGCGCCGCGCTCGCGGTGACAACTGATCCGATGGGCGCACCTGAACTCGGCCCATCTCATCCCACGACAGGACATCCGTCACTTCGCCCGACGCTATCGCCTCAAGCTCGTTAATCACTGCCTGCTTGCGTTCGTTGTCGTCAGACGCAAGCGCAGCACGCGCGGCCCTAGTCGTTATCTTCTTGTTCATCCAGCTCTCCCAACATCTCAATCGCCAAAGCGGCATAGCCGATGATGTCAATCCAGCTATCAAGATGATCTGGTGACTCAACAAGTCTAGCCTGCTTCGCCGAAATAAAATGCTGCGCCACGTCCAAGACCGAAACCGGACGGCTCTGAAGAACAGACCACATCACAGCGATCCGCTCAAAATTCAAAAACGCATCACCGTAATTTTCGCCGCGATTGCTCAGGATACCCTTCACATGATCCAGCGCCTCATTCCGATCCATCAATTTCTCCCCATCCGCCGCACGTTTCGCATTCGACGTCCTGAACTCTATAACCCTGCCACGGTCCATTCTGTGTTACTCCTCCAACCGCATACTCAACTTCAATCCTACCGTCTCCAAAACAATCAGGGCAAATCATGCTCGATCTCCCAGCCATACCTGTCCTTTGTCAATCACCACATATCCTTTCTTCTGCAACGCATCGCGGGCGTCACGCCTCGCACCCGACGTCGAATCCGGTGCCTTCGCCTTGTGCGCGTCATGCCATTGCTGCACACGCACCTCTTTCTCATTCATGTCAATTATCAAATTCTGCAAAGCCTGCAACGCAAGGGCCTGTGCGACAGTCAATCTCTCCGCACCAGCCTCGCTCGCACGATCCAAAACTATTGTCGAATCGCCAATCAAGGCAACAGACACCATTTCCAAATGGATGTCGGCGACCGCCTCCGCATCCTTCTGCTTCTCAGTGCGGATAGACACCACCCCGCTATCCTGCTTCACCCGAATCGACGCATCGACGCCACCCAGAAGAGCAGTGCTGCCGCGCAGGCCACGAGCGACATCCTTTCCGCTGTGGTGTATAGCCATCAAGGCACAATTCGTGTGGCGTTTGATCGCATCGCAGGCATCTATGAACAGCCCCATGTCCGTGGCGCTATTCTCGTCACCGCCCAACAAGGCACGCGCGACAGTATCCACCACCACCATTGAGAAACGCGCACCCAGCTTCTCAATAGTCTTGAGCAACTTCTCAATGTCCTCCTGCTCGCGAAACCGCACAGCCACAGGAACGACAAAAAACGGTGCGCCACGCCCGGAAAGACCATGCGCGGCCTCCCACCCCTTGATGCGCTTACCAAGCCCACCGACGCCCTCACCAGCGATATAAAGCACAGCACCCCGCTGTACAGGGAAGTCCTGCCACGCTACGCCATGCACGATGCTCAACGCGATATCCAAGGCCACAAAGCTCTTGCCCGCACCCGGCTCGCCATAAAGCACGCTGAACCCGTGGCGGGTCAGCAATCCCTCGACCACCCAATCGACCGGAGGCATGCGGCGCAAGTGATCCAAATCATAGATCGGGAACGTATCATCAACCTCCTCCGGATCGTCCACAATCTCCAACTCACCTTCCGGCTGATACGGCTTCGCATTTCGCACAAGCTCGCGCAACTCCGCAACATCATGCTCCAGCAACCAGTCGGCGATATCACCCTTCGGCGGTAGACCAGGCAAATCGACCCAGCGCATTTCATCCGCGACATCCGCAAGACTGCCCGCCACAAGCCTCATGTGATCGACACCCGGCTGATCGTTGTCAGGCAGCAACACCACCTTTCGGCCACGAAACCACTTGTTCAGCGGATCACGCCACTTCTTCGCGCCGCCATGATTGCACGTCGCGACGAAGCCATGCGCCCTCAACGCCTCAACGCACTTCTCACCCTCAACAATGAACACAACCGCGTCAGGACTCGCCAGAAGTTCCGGCAGGCGATAAGGCAGCGGCTGGACGCCATCCATCTTATACACCCACTCATCGCCCTCCGGGCGGCGCTGAATGAACCTGCGAGGCTCATAGCGCAACACCTGATAGCATAACTCACCATTTTCATCGTAATAATGAAATACCTTCGACAGAAACTCCCTCGGTCGAAGGTCGCGCTCCATATTGCGACTGATCCCAAACTTGCGCTCTAGCAATTGTGGCAAACTTGCCAACTGTGCGCCCTCGTTTAAACGCACAAGATCAACAACGCCGCCGCCCAAATCCTCCTCGAAATCGTAGAAAGTGCCTTTCTTCAGGTTGACCTCTTTCGATCCCTTGTTCCCCCAGCGCAGCAGATGACCACGCCGAGACTTCGGTTCGCCCCAATAATGAAGCGCGACCTGTTCCATGTACCCTGATATCGTCATGCCCTATTTCCTAAAAATGGGGGAGGCGCTGCAACACCTCCCCCGTCGTCCCTCAGACTAAAACAACGCCTCGTCACTCGACACGGGCGCTGGTGCGGATGGCTCCGCATTACCCGACATCCCGGCGGGACGCGCCACAATGTCAGATATCTCAAACTGGGGTGCCTTAAAGCGCAACTCACCTTGCGGTGTGTTCACCTTCACCGTCTCGGTTCCGGTAGCCTCCACCTTCACGACGTGATCGCCCTCGCGCTTGTCGCTCGACATATAGTCGTCATGCAGGGCGTCCACGACACGCAGAAGCGTCTTGCTGCTGCCCGAAAACTCCCTAAGCCCTAACTCCTCCGACCAGATACGAAGCCGGAAAGCCTGCTTGTGATCCGGAGTCGGCTTGTCCGGTAGCGGTTGCCCGATCTTGACCATCGCGAAATCAGGCGCACCATTGGCAAAACTCAGCCAGCCCACCTCGATATTCGCAAAGTCCATATGCAGCGTTAAGGGTAGCGCCAGTTCCGTCTCGGTCTTGTCCCAAGAACCGTCCGCCACCTGATGACGGTCAACGCGGATGAAGTCACCCGCCTTCGCGTCGTACTTAACAATCGGCAGGATATCCCCGCCGGTCTTCACAGTCACATTTGAAAAGCCCAACGACATTTTCATTAGTCTCCTTCATTATGCCTCCGCACTGTGCGGAAGGCTTCTATCGGGTATAAAGCGACCGGCTCAACGTCCTGACCGTCATTACGGTCTGCCCTGCCGCCCCAACCCAATTCATATAGCGCATCACACTCTTTCCTGCACCAACAGCGAAAAACAGTGGGCTGAATCCTTGCGTTGCGCCATCAGATAATAACCGGCACGCACCTCATTGCGGACGCGACGCAACATTTTCTCGGACTCGCTGTAAACATGCGCGTACAAAAGGTCCGTCTCATTTGTGCGCTTCGCTGTGTCCAGAGCCTCTTTCGTCGGGCGCAGGTCAAACAGCCTCAAATCCTTCAGGTTTTCCGTGACGATCCAACGGTGCTTCGTCTTCGGGCCACGTTCGGCGATTTTTATCCACATTCTGTGCGTTCCTGAAAAGTTGCGAAAATTTTGTGGGATACCCCCATAGACAGAGCGCGGGGCGGGGGGGGGCAAGGGGTCGCCCTCGCGGGCCGCGTCGGGCCGCCCGGCACCCCGCTCAAACGACCGCACCCGTGCAAACGTCCATTTGCCTGTGGCGCATCGTCGCCGCCACGTCGGACAGCGCCGGAATGCCCGCTCTTTTCGACAGCCAGTCCCTGCAGGTCGCCTCGGTCGCCACCGTCACCGCCTCGACCGTCGCGCCATCCGCCGCCAATTTGCGGGCGTGCCGCACTTCGTTGTCGAATGATCGCGTTTGCCCGGTGACCCGCGTCACGGCGCGCAGGTAGGCGTGCGCGAGAGAGTGAGAGAGAGACACCAATTCGTCATCGTCCCCAGACCCCTTGTCATTTATATGCGAGGCAGGCACTTCATCGACGGGGGCGAGGACCATAGAAGATTGGACCTCCTCCCACGACGGGAGCGGCGCGTCCTCGCGATACATCACTTGATAACGCGCAATCTTTCCGAACTTTGCGAATTCCATTTGATAATCTTTTGGTTCAAGGCGGCGGACATATCCCGCCCTCCCAAGGCGTGCAATCGTGCGCGACACCGTTGCTTGATCGACACCCGCAATCGCCGCCAACGTCTTTCCGCCCGGCCAGCAAACGCCGTGAGAATTGGTATATATGCACATCGCCGCCAGAATGCGGAATTCGTTCTCGCTCAATTTTCGATCCAGCAACGCCCTAACGGGCAAAACAGACCATTGCCGCTTGATTTCCGGCATCTCGTCAGAAAGGGATTTCGTCATCCGGCACCTCCCCCTTGTCCGCAATCGCCGCAATGGTCGCACCGGGAAACGCCTCCTTCACAGCTTGCACAAGTTCGCCGTCCTCGAACAAGGCGACAATCGCCGCGACCTCTCGCGCGCAATAGACAATGGCGTCGGGGCGCTCGTCGCGCACCCGCCGGGCTTCCGCTGGCGAGGGCGCGATACAGAAAGCCCGCCCATCGGGCGTCTCGGTGGCGTAGTGCTGGCCCGTTAAAGGCTTGTGGCCCATTGCCTCCGCCTCCGCCGCAAGCGCCTGATGTGCCCGCAACGCACCTCCCGCTTGTGTCTCAACGGCATCGACGTCATCCGCAAGTATCGCCGCGTCTAGGCGATCCATTTGGTTCTCGAAGCGCTCACGCAACCCCGGAGACACCAACTCGGGCAATCGCTCAAAGCCCCACTCCCGCTCTATTTCCGCCACGCCCTTATCATATTCGATCAAGGCGCTTTGGATTTTCCGATATACCCTATCATTCGCCCCGAATACCCTATTGATGCCCCTGTCGGGTTTTTGCCTTTTTCGCCTCATTCTAAGACCTCCGAATTCTGCCCGTGTGGTTGTTCCCCCCTAAAGGGGGGGGAACACACACACCTATGCGGTTGCTGCATGTGACTGTTTTCTATCAACCGCACGAGCCTATTGTAAGTCGTTGATTCCATTACATATCCCATTTCCGCGCCAATCACACACGCCATCACACGCCGTCACACGGCACTTTTCCGAAAAATGCCTCAATCACACGCTTTTCCGCCCATTTCGCCCGCCAAAAGCTCCCGCGTGATATAGCAAAAGTCCTCGAAACTTACGTCGGCGCACCGCTTCCATGGGCAAGCGCCGTCGCCACCGCTCATTATAATAAACGCCACGAGCGGCACCCGCACCGTGATCGGGCGGCGGTCGCCCTTATATATGAGGGCCGGAAGCTGCCGCATCGCTTGCGCCGCCTCGCAGGCTTGCCGATACCACGCTTCCACCATGCCGGGTCGCGCTTCGGCGTATCGCTTGCACTCGACCGACCACGGCCACGCACATTCTTCGACCGGCACAAGGTCACACAACCCGCGCTCTTGATATTGCGTGAGATTGCGCCGCAAGCGCACGCCGGTTTCCGCTTCAATCATCCCCGCCACCTCGCGCTCGAAGGCCGCGCCCTTCGCCCTTCCGCCGCCCCGCTTCACTGCGCGCCACGAATAAGGCGGTCGACGGATGACGCCCGCGCCTCAATCAATTTATCCAATGCGTCGCTCAATAGATCATCCGCAAGAGCGCTCATACTTCTATGCGCCGACAGCCTCACCGCGTCCCTCAATTTATCATGCGTCTCGCCCCGCAGCCGCAGCATGACGCCACGAACCCCTTGATCTTCCGCCATTTTCGGCCCCCTGAAGAAAAGTTGATAAAAAGCTTGCAATCATTATATCCAATCGATATCTTATTGATAGTTGATAAACACGAAAGGAAACAAACAATGACTAAGCAAACCAAATGTATCACCGCCGACATTCATCGCGCCGTTGCCGACAAGGTAATCAAAGCAATGGAGGCGCACGGCTCCGACTGGACGAAAAGTTGGGCTGTTCCGCAAGGCGACGGGCCGCTATCGATGTCGACCGGCAAACATTATCAGGGCATCAACTGGCTCATACTCGGCATGGCTCGCGCCGCCGCCGGATACACGTCAGGCCACTGGGCGACCTACAAGCAATGGCAGGCGATGGGCGCACAAGTCCGCAAGGGCGAGCGCGGCGAGATGGTGATCTTATACAAGCCGATCATAGTGAAGGACAAGGAAACCGGCGAAGACAAAAGTGTCAAATTGCTTCGGACGTTTAAGGTGTTCAATGCCGATCAGGTCGACGGATACGAGGCGCAACCGTCCGCTTCCAAGTTCGTCGACATGCCGGACACGGTCGCCGACCAATTCGCGGCGGGCGCGGGCGCTATTGTAACGAGCGCCGACCCTTCCGGCGCATTCTACGTCCCAAGCCGCGACTTCATAAACATGCCGAAACAGTCTCAATTCACTAGCCCGGAAGCGTACAGCGCAATTTTGCTTCACGAGCTAACACATTGGACCGGGCACGAGAGCCGCCTAGACCGCAATCTTAAGACCGGCCACGGAACGAAAGATTACGCCGCCGAGGAACTGGTCGCCGAACTAGGCGCGGCTATGCTTTGCGGGTCGCTTGGTATATCGCCAGAGCCGCGAGCCGATCACGCCAAGTACCTCAACAATTGGATTGAGCGCCTTAAGAATGAGCCGAAGGCGATATTCACGGCGGCGGCGAAGGCCCAGCAAGCTGCCGACTATTGCTACGAAGTACAGCAAGCCGAAGTCAAAGAAGCCGCTTAGTCCGACTGAAGAGACCGGGCGGGAACCGGTCGAAACGCCCGCAAGGGCGTCTCGGAAACCCACGAAAGGAAACAAACAATGACCAATGAAGCAAAATGTATCACCGCCGACATTTATTGCGCCATTACCGACAAGTTAATCGAAAGCGAATTGTTGGGTGTCAAAGCTTACACGTCTCGCGATGCAGCCCGCACGGCAATCGAACCACTGCTAATCGCTAATAAAGTGACGTTTAAAGCTTACGGCCCGCACTCTGACGCAAGGTTCGATCCCGAAAGCAGCGCACCGGCCATATGGCGCCGCAAGATGCTAAGGAGCATCATTCCAAATAACAAGCGGGTGATTGCGATACTTGACAAAAACAGAGGATTGATGGTCGACCAAGAGCTCGAAACCCTTGAATTGTTTCGACAACACACCGACGACCTAATCGCACGCCACCTAGCTGACGCCGATGCTGGCCAGCGGTTTCCGGAGGCCATGAATCGGATGATGGAAGGGTGATGTACACGATCAAAATGATAGTCGAGGGCGTCGCATTCGCGGCGACCCTTGGCCTAATTATCGTAATTTTCACCGCTATAGGAGCCTGAAAATGAACTTGACTATCGGAACTGTAATCGAATTTAGCGAAGCCGTTTTCGGCGGTTCGTACCGCCGCCCGACGCATCTCGGCACCCGCACAATTGCCGGGACTATTGTGAAAGAAAGTTACGGCGAGAGGCGCGGACAACACACCTTCACAATTGAGGTGACGAGCGCCACCGGATACGCCGCCGACGATGTGTTGCAGCGGGGTAAAATCTACCGCAAAGGACGCAACGTCTATCGCGACTGTCGCGTGATTTCGACGCCCGAAAATCAAGCGGAACTGGCCGCAGAAAAGGCCGAGCGCGCGGCGGAGGCCAAGGGCCGCAAATATTTAAATTGGATTTCGGATGCCGAGGATGACCCATGGGTTTTCGCGGAGAAACTGGACCGCATTCCCGACGCTTGGCTAAATGCCAATCCTGATGCGGCGCGGCGTGTAGAATTCATTTTAGGGGGCGCGTGAAGTGCAATACATCGCCTATCTGCGCGTCTCGACAGACAAGCAAGGTCGCTCGGGGCTTGGCCTTGCGGCTCAACGCAAGGCGCTCGAACCCTATGACGTGATCGCCGAGTATGAGGAGGTCGAGAGCGGGCGCAACAACGCCCGCCCTCAACTGGCGCTTGCCCTTGCCGACGCCAAGCGGCGCGGGTGCGGGCTTATCATCGCCAAGCTGGACCGCCTCGCCCGCAATGTTCACTTTGTGTCCGGCTTGCTGGAAAGCGGCGTCCCCATTATCTGTGCCGACATGCCGGAGGCCGACCGAACTATGCTTCATATGATGGCGGTGTTCGCCGAGTGGGAGGCCCGTCGGATTGGCGACCGGACGCGCGAAGCCCTCGCCGCTGCGAAGGCGCGGGGCGTCAAATTGGGCTCGCCCCGCCCGGAGGAAGGCGGACGCAAGACTGGCGCGGCCCGCCGTGCGCGTACGGATGCGGCGGCTGTACGCGCGTGGCCCGTCATCCAACGCCTCGCAGACAGGGGCGCAAGTTCCAGAGAGATTGCGGACACCTTGAACGAAAGCGGCATCCCGTCCGCGAACGGCGGGCGATGGCATTCGTCCACCGTTTGCCGCCTTATGAAACGAAAGGAGAACATAGCAGCATGAAAAAATGGAAACCAAAAGCGGAGGAGGACTACGCCGAAAGCTCTCGGCGCGGGCAGCTTAAATCTCAGGAAAAGCGATTGAGCGAATTCCGTATTGCAAAAACACCGCCGCCCCCGCTTAATTTTAAGTTTAAACGTGTGGAGGAGGGCGAACCATGAGGCATGTGATTATTTTCACGCTGCTAATGACGTTCACGCTGGCGATAATCATTGTTGATTTCGGTCGGCGCATCATTGAGTGTCGAGAGGTGAACGACGCCTTGTCCTCACGTCTCGCGGACCTCAACCAGAAGTATTATTTTTTCCCGAAAGAACCCGGAGTTAAGTAAATGGTAGGCAAACTAACACCTGATGACATCGTGAGCGCGAGCCTCGTTCCGGCGCTCATGGGCATGAGTCCATATATGTCGCGGAACGAACTATTGTCGCGGTGCATGGCCGCGCGTGATGGCACATTGGAGGACGATTTCAAGGGCAATGAGGCGACACACTGGGGCAACACGCTTGAGCCGGTCATTCTGGAGGAGGCCGCCGCGCGGTTAAATCTGACCGGGTTAAGCGTTGATTTTCCAGAGCCGTTCTACCATGCCGATCTGGCCCTCGCGTGTTCGCTCGACGGCGTGGCTCACACGCGCGGGCGCGTTGAGATCAAGACGGACAGGGGCGCAGGTATTTACGTCATCGGCGCTCCATCCGTCCAAATCGATGGCCCAGTCATCATAGAGAGCAAGCTGACCTCCGGGTTTCCGGAGGAGAGACCACCGGCTTCTCGTGGCCCATTGCAGTTACAGGCACAGATGATGTGTACTGGACATAAGTGCGGCGTCATCGCGACCCTCTACAGGGGCATAGAGTTGCGGCTGTTTGTCTACGGTCAGGATGTCCAGACTCAGGACCGCATCCGTCACGCGGTAGAGGATTTCGAGCGCAGGCGCGAGGGGCCGGATTTTTATCCGGCAATATCGAGTGCGGACGCAAATGTCGCATACTCCACAGTGGACGACGACGCACCCGCACTTGACCTCAACGCCGATGTAAATGTGGCCGTCGCTCTGTCCGATCTCGTGGCTGCGAAGCGCGCGAAAGAAGCGGCGGAGGCCGAGATCGACATCTGCGAGGCGACCATTAAAGAATACATGGGCGCGCACAACCGTGCGACTGGCACGGTCGGGAATCATACTTACAGCGTGGCGTGGCCTATGCGACACTACAAGGCGGCGCCCGAGAAGTACGTGCCCGCGAAGCCTGAGAGGTCCATCAGGCAAAGCAGTCTGACGGTGAAGGAGGCTTAGATGACAAGTTCGCAGAAAAAATATCTCAATGCGTTTGCTCGATACGTGTTGGAGGAGGGCGAAGCTCCAACAATGCGAGAGCTTTCCGGTATCGTTGGAGCTTCGCCACAGGCATGTCACAAGATGATGCTTGTCCTAATGGAACGCGGTGCTGTCAAGCGGGGCGCATACGGGGGCAAGAGGAACTTCTCCCTACCATCCGATTCTGAGACGGGACAAAAGCCCAATGGATAACGGGATCGAACAAATTATCGCCGTTGCCGATTGGAAGTGCGTTGTCTGCGACACGCCCAAAAGCATCGGTTGCGGCTGCTGGTCAGACTGTCCGTGCGGGTGGAAGTTTAGGGCCGCCGGAGAGTGCCAAAATCCTGCACATGGCGGCCTCGGTGACGAGATTCCCGAGGATGTTTTTTACACGCGCGGTCATTAGGAGAGATTGGGGCGTGTCTGAGCAATCGCACGGAGATGTTCCTCGCCGGATCGCATCGCGGATGCCCCGGCCCCCACTGCCAGCAAAACGAGCGGAGACGGACATGAACAGACTAGTAATCATTAAGGAGGCTCACTGAAATGACAAACAAGGAAGCCGCCGACCTTCTCGGGTGTAGCGTATCGACCGCTCGCCGTTGGAGCTGCGCTTGGTGCGGCCAAGATTATCTCAGTATCGCGCACCGGCGCTGCGGCACTATCTACGGGCCGGAGAAATGCAACACCGATGAACTTGTGCGGAAGTTCAAAGACCGCCGCCAGCCGTCGGAATAGGGAGCAGAGAAGAATGGCTAACAGGAAATCTGAGACGGGAGAGAACGATGAGTGACTTTCTCAAAGGTCTTGTCGATTGGGAAGCAGGCGTCAGCGACAGAGACAAGCGGGCCTATATGGTCCGACTTGAATTCAATGATGCGGAGACGGTTAAGAGGTGGGCCTTGCGGCTTTTGGCGTTGCCCGAGAAACCTTCGCCGACGGCTGATTCTGAGACACCGAAGGATGACGTCGAACCTTAACGGGCTGCCCTTTTTCTTTTCCACGTCAGGAAGTCAGCGCCCTCCTCCAGATCGGCGAACGCGCTGATCCTCCTGACGGCGTTCTCCTCCACGGGGTCAATCACGAATAGGATGGTGGCACCATGCTCGTCGCGGTGGAAGTTATGCCGTGTTGCGTATTCATCGATCCATTTGTAACCACGAGCGCGACCCATCCAGACGACACGCCCATCCTCCATTTCCTCGTGAGTCAAAGCCCATGTGTGGTGGTGCCCGGCGACGTAGATGTCGGCGTCCTCGTCCCACAAAGCGGCTCGTTTTTGGCCGTGCAATCTGTTGTATATCGACGTTCCTTTGTGATTGTGTGCCGCGTCGATTTTAACCTCACCACCACCGGGGAACCGCAGCTTGAATTTAGCGCGCCAATCGACCATTGGTATCTGCGCTACGTTTTCGGATTTCAGAAAAGTCGAGAACTCTCCGTGCATGGTGTCGTGATTGCCGTGCAGCCAGACGACCCACGGAACACCGGCATCGCGCAGAAACCAACGTGCCAGCTTGCGTTCTGTGGGACGGCTTATGTCGTCCTCGGCGTATAGGTGAATCATCCGACCCCAGTTGTCGGCGGTATCTCCGATGTTAACGGCCATCATCCCCTCAGTCTGAGACATGATCTCGATGTCGCGCCGCAGCAGAGGTATGTTGCAGTGCGTTCCCAAGTGCGGATCGCCGACAACAGCCAAACCCACAGGACCAGAGATATTTATTTTAACCTCAAACCAAGTCTTGGCATCTTCGTTTGCCAGTTTCTTTTCAAATCTACGGGACAGGTGATCTAGCATATCCTCAATCGGGATATCGTCTTCAGGAAAAACCGGCAGATCAAAGTCTTTTGGATGTTCTTTTAACGACCAGTTGACCTCTCGGTAAGCTCGCTCTGAGGCGGCAAGCCTAGAGCAGGTGCTGCCTTGCGGTATCCCAAGTTCTTCGCAGGCAGCACGCAACGCGCCCCTTTTCCCCTGCACCGAAACTCCGGGTGGGGGATAGCCTTCAGACAACTTACGCTCAACAGTCTCAACAAACAGACGAGCTCTTTTTTTGTCGATTATGGGAGTACCCATACCTACTTAGCAGCCCTGATTTTTTCGCGGAGGTCACCATAATCTATGATCATGCGGCTGAGGGCTGAACACTCACCAACAGCAATATCCCGAGCGCAAGGCGGACGCATGAACTCCAGTTCAGCGGCAGCCTGGTTCATAATTGTCGGGCTATACTCTACCAGGGGCGGCGTGACTACCACCGCCTCGCCCTTCTTCGCCCCCCGATAATCCCAATAGGCCCCCACGGCCGAGGCCCCTGCCCCAACCACGCTAGTAGCGACCGTCACGCAGCCGGGCAGTAGTAGAAGGCAGGTCAGAAGCAGCCACCGCATCCATCCGCTGCCGCGCTTCTTCGACAGCCTTCGCTTGCGCACCCTTCTGGAGATTCCGCCCCATCCAGATGGCGCAGCCGACAATCGCGACTCCACCCGTGCATAAGGCAACAACAATCCAGACACTCACTCGCCGCCCTTCTCTTTCAGGAAGAAGCCGACGATGCCAGCAATGGCGGCAAGCGCGGTGCTGATCTGTTGCATCAGGCCGGGGTCTACATTGATGCCAACTAAAGCGAGTACGCCAGTCAGCGCGGCGTAGCTGGAAGGCTCTTTGAAACGTGAGATAATAGCGTGCACCTTAATAACTCCATATGGTTGGTCGATTTGGTTCGGTTAGTGTGTCGATGTGGATGAAGCGCGACGAATGCGCGCCTTTCTGGTTGACTCCAATCCCCTTGACGTTTGGGTGCGCTAGTGCAACGCGCAGTAACTCCAGCGCAGCTTCTCCAGAAACCAAAATATCCACAGCCTTGCCACTGTAGTGCGACCCCGGCTTTCCGCCTCTTTCGATCTTGCGCGCCTCGATGGGGTGAGCAGCACATCTGTAACCTGACGACACATTCATAACTCGTCCGTACGATGTACGTACATCCTGCAGAGTCTGGAGAAAGTCGTGGTCCATGCCCATCTGCGCACAGCCACAGCGACACTCAAACTCCTCGGGAATAAAATTTAAATTAGCCCAATCAATCATGTTTAAGTCCATCCACAGGCAAGTGCCTCCCGTTGTGCATTTTTTGTAGTGCGTCTACGTCGCGTCGGAGGGTCTCAGTTTGAACTTGCAAACGCTCCAAAGATCGATGCAGTCTTTCTCGCTTTTCAGGATCAAGCATCCCTGAAATCACGGAGAGGCGCTGGCTCACTAAATCAGTCGCCGTGTCATTTCTGTCGAGACGAGCATCCAAGGCGTTAATGCGCTTGCTCGCTTCCTTAATATCATCTTCAAGCTGCGAGACCTTGGACTTAACAACAGCAAACGACGTGACAATGGATGCCGTCATGCCGCCGACGGTAACTATCATCTCTGCGCTAAGCTCCATCAATTTCTTTTCTCGCTTTTTTGATACGGAGCCAGAGTAGATACCCGCCGCCGAGAGCGACAATCAGGTTGACCGACAGCACCAGAAGCGACAGCGTGTCCGCGAGCAAGTGCATGGTCATGCCCGCGCTGCCTCCGACCGCAGCGATAGACCCAATCGCGATGTCGGGATCGCGACTCATGCGCCGGGATCAGTCGGCGGCACTGCCGCCCAACCTGACGTGAGATCAATTGAACGCAACGCAGACACGCTTCCGGCTGCGTTGATCGCTGCCATCAACTCTGCCTCGCGGGCGTAAGCTGCTGCAACGTGCGCGAAGACTGCCGTCTTCACCGCGTCCATGTCGCTGTCAGCAAACTTAGCTGCGCCGACGCATGCGGTCGGGACGGTCGATCCGTCTGGTTGTTCGATGTCGCGCGTCACTGTGGCGCAGCATTTCCAGCTAACAGTGCCAGATGCCCGCGCGATAGCCGACTGACTGTCTCTGTCTGTGCTGTAGAACTTGCCCGCAACAATGACGCCGCCGGTCTCGACCGCAAATCGCGTTGTCGCGATCTCGGTGAGGGCCTCCGCTTTTGCTTGATCCAGCGGAATGTCAGCCGCGCTGTAAGTTATGCGATACTCCGTTCCATCAAGCTCGCGCCCAGCCTCGACTTCGCGCTGGTATTTGTCGAGCGCAGCGCGAACCGTCTCTACGCGGACGATGCCGTACTTGTTTTTAAGTAGGTTAGGATCGAGCGACTGCACGCCACCGGCGCTGATCTGCCCGCTTGCCATTCGGGCCGCGTTGCCGGTTTTTACGAGCGGAAGGTCGTAGCCGCTGTCGGATTTTGTTAGCTGTCCAAACATGGTTACCTCGCGTTAGGGAATGCAATGCCGCCGCCGATTGCGGATTCGGCTATGGCTAGAAAGACGTAATTTCCACCGGAAGCGTTGTAGGTTGCGCCGGAGGTTCTTATTTTGACGCCGGTAGAAGTCATATCGAGCGATAGAGGGCCGCTCACCGCAGTACTGTTTGCAAAAACATACTCGCCAGCGTTCGAGCCGTTTGGCAGGTATCCCAAAAGCCAATCATTCGCCACATCTGTTCGCTTCAGTAAAAATACTTTTGGGTTAAAATTGAGAGGGACGAACGATCCATCGAAATTACCGTTCCCGGTATAAGACCCGACCTTGCAAAGCCCCGGCACTGACCGGAAGGCCATGACGAAATACGTCGCATTGGCGGCGTTTACATTAGTATCGTTACCAAGAGTAATAACCGATGCGCCGGGATGCGTGGCGTTGAGATAATTAACCGCCCCAGGAGACCCCTTAGAAATTGTCAAATCTAACATAAGGTAGTCAGAGTTGCCCGCTCCGAGAGAACGGACGTACACCATATGATTCGATGTCGCGCTTCGGCGGAAGAATACCAACATATCCGGCTCGCCCGGCAAACTGTGCCCTATTGTATCACCAGCAGCCGGGGTGGCGGACGCAGTATATTTGATAAACGACCAAGCGCCTGACGGGCTGACGCTGACTGTTGACTGAATAGAGCCGTCATTATTTACAACACCCGCACCATTGCCATCGAACAGTAAATCTAAGAAGTTTTCACCACTGTCGTTATATCCTCCCGCACCTGTTCCAAGCGTGTAACTGTTCGTTCCAAACGCAGTAACACCGTTCGCATCAGTGCTTTCGGCGTTTGTGCTATCGGTATTTAATTCTTTGGTAGCTCCACGCACTTGATCTACAAGTTTGTGTTCATCGAGTTGGTCGCGGTTCTTGATCCATGCCAGCACCGGATCAAAGTCATCGACCGTACTTGCATCTGCGGTGGCATCGCCGAGGCGAGTGACTGCAACGAAATGTTTCCAAGGCTTATCGACGCCGCCAAGGTCAGTGACCACATTGGGGAGATTGGCTTGGCAGAGGGCCAAGAATCCAGTGGGCGGCGTGTATTCAAAATTGCCATATCCGTTTCCGTCGGATACGGCGCTGGCGATGTTTGTGGTATCCTGCCCAAACGAAAAATGATAGTCGTTTGTGGGCGATGTTCCTGTGCCGAAATAAGGGACATAGCCGCCTTGTGTTAGGCCGGTAAATACCGCGCCCGTCCCCGCAGCCGGATCACCGCTGTTGAGCCAAGTGCCATTCAAGCCGACATAGAGTTTACCGTTTGGCTCATCGAAGGCGAACATCAAGCGGTCACCGCTGGAAATAGAGGCGTGCGTTGGCGTCGTCAGGTTTGATCCATCGGAGTACCACTGGTTGGCGGTGGCATAAATTCCATGTATGCCGGTGTTGACGAAGTTGGCCGTGTGTAAAAAATCCCGACCGATGCCGAGGACGCCATTGTTAGGCGTCACCTTCGCTTCAACCTCCCAGTAAGATAGCATCCCATCGAGAAGGAAGGTGCCGCCCACGGATTGAGACGTGCCAACCGATACTCGAAGCGAGGCTTCGGACAGCACCATCGCAGAACCCGCATTCACCGGGCTCAGTGCACAAAAGACGTTCGACGGCGTATCACTTAATTGATCGTCCGCAGTAAGTCCGCTTTCAGTCCAATCGTTTGTGTTGCCGCTGGTGTCTGTACCCGCGCCGTTTCCTGTTCCCGGCGCTACAGCGAAATCGAGATGAAATCCATTGGTTCCGTAAGACCCAGTGTATTCAATCGGCACCCAGACGTTAGGGTGTGTAGTGGAATATCGACCAAAATTTGTTGGGTCTAGGGCAGTGCCGTCAATGAAGTTGACCTCTGCCATACAGCCGTCAAAAAACAGTGTTGTACCCTCTGCGCCAATGCTGTGTGATATAGCTTCGTTAAAACCTTTGTCTTGATTTTGTGTTATGAAGTCAAATCTTGTCCAAACTGTTTCTCTTGTGCCGTTTACATACAGTTTAAACCTGTCATCAGACGTTGCATCTGTAGTATCCAAAACAACGACAAAATGATACCAAGCATTTGGGTCACGAAATACCCTTGTTGTTTGAAACCTATCATCGCCATTTGCGCCCAGGTAAGCACCAAACGTATCAGCAGCACCATTGGTTGAAGGATTAAAAAACCCAAAAAGATTTGATGTGCCAGTGGTCCTGCCAGAAAATAATGTGCTTCTATTCCCTAAAGTTATGTTGCCACGTTTTATCCACGCACTCCAAGTCCACGTTTTTCGGTTACTTGCAGACGCAGGTGTGCGACTTAGATACGCGCTGTCGTTGTCGTTGAACCGAACGCTGTTCGCAATTTCGTCGCCGAGGTCTGCCGCAGCGCCCGATGGGTTGATCTTGCTCCCAAACATTATTGGTGATCCTGAGTGACTGACGCCCAGTAATTTGTGCCGTCGAAGAGCGCCGACACGATGTCGACCGCGCCCGACGTCGTGCTGATCGTCGGGGCGGTTCCGCCGCCGCTCCACTTCACGGCGGCGGGCCAACCGCTGATCGCGCGCGCAGTGCTGTCTTGCGTAATCTGAATGTGGATAATGTCGCCTGCCGTGGCACCGGAAATCGTGACGCTTGTGATGTCTTCAGACAACGTGATCTTGCTGATGTTTCCGGTCGAGAAATCAAAGGTGACGCTGCCGCTGCTGCTGGCGTCTGTCACAGGCGTAAAGCCCATGTTCGCCGTGACGCGCGTGGACGTGTCCGACTTCATTGTGTCGGCGTCGAACGACTGCACGTCGGTGCCGATTACAAGGCCGAGGTTCGTTCTGGCGGTCGCGGCGCTTGCGACATCTGACAGGTTGTTCGCCGCGAGCAGGCCATAACTGTCGACCGCCTGCTTCACGCGAAGCGGAGTCATGCCCTTTTCGTTGTCCGTTCCCGTCTCCGCTTCGCTTTGATCCGCAATCTCAGAAAAGACGCCATCAGCGCCAGCAGCGCCGGTTGCTCCCGTCGCGCCCGTGTCCCCAGTCGGGATGCCGAGATTTAGAACTCCGGTGCTTTCGGTGTAGCTCACGGTCGCGGGTTGAGAATTGCCGCCGCCGTCCACCGCGACATCGCTGACGTTGACGGTCAGCACCCGCCCGGTTGTCGCCTCGGGGTTGCCGGTCGAAGCATTGAAACCGAGCAACTTGCCCAGGCGATCCGCCTTCGCAGGCAGCGTCATGTCTAGCGTGCCGCCGTCGTCTACGTGCGCCGGGTCATACTCTGGCGCGATAAGCTGGCGCTTGTTCTCCTCCGCGATCTGTTGATCGAAGATGGTCAGCGCATCAAGCTGTTCGTTTAGTGCCGCAGCGCGGAGTTCGCCAGCGGTCACGAAGTCCGTCGTCCGCTCAATGTCACGAGCGCCGATGATAGTAATTGTGTCGCTGCCGGTTGGCGTTGATGGCACGTTGGTCCCGGTGACGATGGTGATGCTGCCCGTGCCGTTGGCGTTGATCGTCACGGTATAGTCGGTCGTCAACGTGAGCTTCGTGCTGTTGAAGTAGACGGCCAGATCGGTCTGCACCAGAACTTCAAACGTGAACGAGTATGGCCCAGTGCCAGCGGAACCCGTGTAAACGACACGTCGCGTCACCGCGTTGATGTTGTAATTAGCCATCTATCATTCCTTGGTTGCGGGGATTGTACATCATGGTTGGTGTGATTTCCAGATTATAGGGCGGACTCTATATTGGGTGATCGTTCTGGCAGGAACTTGCCGGGTGACCACCAATAATCCTGCCCATATTCCCTTTGTCGCCTCCGCTCCAAGCGGCGGAATCTACGCCCCGCTTCCGGATCGACCATAAGACGAAGCTGATCCAGTATCATGCGCTCCAGCGCGACACGAAGATAGAACGTGGAGACACCCGGCGTATAATTACCAAGGAACCCGATTGTCTCGGCGACTGCGTTCGTATCCTTGCCTTGCATGACTTCGGCAAGATTGCCCAAGGTCAACCGGCTCAAGTCGCCAATGAACCCAAGGCGCGGCCCTGCTATCGTTTCACCCAGTGAATAGCCGTAACTATTCACATCGGCAAACAAGAAATCCCCATACAAACTCAATGCGCCGCTCGCGGCAATTGCCTTGCCAAAGAACCCAAGGTTGGGATTGCCATCTTCGTCAAACATGGGGATTGGGTCGCGCCCCTTCGCCATCTCCCGCAACTGAATATTCAGCGCCCCCATAAAAGTCGAGTATACTGCAAACTCTGTTGCATATCCTATGCGTGCCATTCTGCTCGTTGGCAAATAGCGGAACTGTTGCAAATTGTTTTGCGCCAAAACTATCGGAAAGGTTTTGTATTGAGCGACAGACTTGAGAAGGTCACCCTGTATTGTACCGGGCCGAACGCCGCCACGAAGAAATGATCTGGCTCTTGGACCGGCAACAGGAATAGCCAAGTCTGTTTCTGACTGAATCAGATCGACATATTTTTGAGCCACGCCCTCGTTTACATCAAACACATCAGCGGGGCGCAGCCATGTCGCCCGCTTATAATTATAGCTTTTGACGGAACGCAAAACATTCCAGTCCTGCTCTGTGATTCCGTATCTCTCAAACAGTCTTTTATCTTTCTGGGACAAACTCGCATAAGATTGCTTTGAAATGCTTGCGTAATGTCCCATCAGACTTTCGCCATACACCCATCGCTCCGCCTGCGTCAGGGGTGATAGACCGCTTATGTTCATAGCGGCGTGGGATATTCTTTGCGTAATCTGTGGCCCGGTAATGTTGCCTATGTAACGGGCCTGCCCATAAGCAACGGAAGACCAATGCTCTGCAATCAGGCCCGCTCTGATTAGTTCAGATTTTGTGGCTTTTGACGCAACAATATTTGCAAGCGTCTTTGACAAAGACCCCATGTGAGGCGTCCCCGCAATCCGTGCAGTGATCCTCATTGTAGCCTTGTCACCCAGCATGGCCGCTATAGGCGCAGAGCCTAACTGTGCCGCACTAAGCATCTCACCCAACCCAGCCCATATCCGCGATTGCTGCTGTCGCACCGGCACATAGGCATTGCCGCTAATGTCCTGATACATATTATCGAACTTATTCAGGACGGGATTGAGCTTCGCCATGTTCTTGGCCTCTTTGCCAGCGCGCTGCGCCTGATAATCCGCTTCCTCGGCGCGAGCCATCAACTGCGTGCGAAGAAAATCTATGGTCGAATTCGGATTGGGGCCAAATGTCTGCATCATGGCAATGTCACGCGACATACCTTCGATATGATCCATCATCACCGTAAACGGATCACCGCCACCATATTTATTCTGATACTCCTGCCACGCTTGAGGGTTTTTAAAGGCCAGAAATCTATGGTCCGCTCTGCGTGTGGCGAGAGAGCCTTTGCCGTGCCGTATTGTTTCTGGAGAAACCTTGTTAAAGCCACTTGTCATAATTGTTTTGTGAACCTGACGGAGTAGCTGATCCCTCGCGCCTTCTCCCAATTCACTAAATGCCTGCCCCGTCCGCTCGTCTATAATCTTGTCAAAATCAAGACGGTGGCTAATGTATGTAATCCACTCCTCCATAGTGCTTTTTCGTATGGCCTCACGATCATGTGATTGCGGCATGCCCCAGTCAGAACGCTTTGGGATATTGCCGCCTGCATTATTAAACTGAATACGCAACTCATCAGCGGTTCTGCGCCATGCCTCTGCAAACTCTTTTGCCAATGGGTTGCGGCTGTTTTCGCCAAAAATCTCTTTTACTAAATCAACGCCATTCGCCTTGGCCTGTCTCGTCTCTCGGCCAAGGACGGAAGACCGCTTCATCTGCGTTAGAATGTCGGCCATTTTTGAATGCGCTCGCGTCAAAATCCCCTTACGTCGCGCCTCATAATCTATAGTCTTGAACAGACCGCGCCCACCTTTATCGATGATATCACCAAGGACTTGCCCCGTGTGATCTACATCATATTGCAGCACCTCGTTTAAACGATCTTTCTGCGCTTGATGTTGCAGGACGGCCCTTCGCTTTCGTTGAACAATGTCTGCCTGAAGTGCGTCAAAGGTACTCGCACCAGCCTCCGCCTCGGCGTTAGCCTTTTTCCCATATTTTTGTTTTAGGAACTCTGTATATAGACCCCTTGCGCGTTCAGCCTGATCCCCCGTAATCGTGCCTTCAGACTCCGCCTCATTTATGCAATCTAAAAAGCTCATCGGATAACACACCCTCGAAAGCGTTCGATCATTCTATCTTCCTGAATAAAGTCCCTTTTCAATTCGGCACCAGTTATTGTTCTAAGTCCGCCGCTCACCTCATCATCAAGAGCAACTGTTATATCGTCGGCGATGTCGTCTATTTGCTGCCCAATTGCTACCGGGTCTAGTGCCTCCGGGTCCGGAACAGTATTGGCACCGTCCTGTAATCTTGGTGATTCATCAAGACCAGGAAGCCGACCGTCCATTGCTTGAGAGGTTGCTTTGGCAACATTATCAATATGCTCTAGGTCGCTGACGCCATCCGGTTTGTCTGCCGTGACCTCGGCGTCCTCTATTGCATTATCAATTACTCTAGCATCTCCTTCGCTAATAGCTCCGGATTTCTTGAGCGCCACAACGCCAGACTTGATCTGAGAAAGCGCTAGTGGCACTGTGGGCAATGCCGCGCCCAAGACACCGCCAGCGGCTATATTAGCTGCGACACGATCCCACGAATATTCCAGTCCTAAACTTTCGTACCATTCTTTTACTGCCGGTTGTAGGGCAGTCTCGATTCCCGCGCCCTGTGCTGCGTTAAAAAAGAGCTTACTCGCAAGTGTCTTCCCAAAACTAGAAAATCCGCCGGTCGCGATATTGGTTTCAAAAAAATTATCATCGACCAACAGCCCGCCTACGGTTCCCAGAAAGTCACCAACCTCGCCCATAGTGGTGGTTCGCTGCGAAACATTTTGCCCTATTTCTATTTCCTTGCGGGCCGTGTCCTTAATCTCTTGGTCAATCGATTCTGCCGTTAAATCCTTATATTCCGGATACAGATCAGGGTTTGCCCGTATTTCACTAAGTATTTTATCAAGGCTATATTTAGTCATAAACTCATTCTGGCCCATCGACGAGGGAATTCCGCCGTAATTGCCGGGGTTGATAAATGACTTGCCCGATCTTTCGTTAATAGCCTCAATAACAGGATCGAGCCTTTCCTTCAAAATCTCTGAATAGGCATCTGTGTTTTCGCCACGAGTTTGGCGCTGATAGGCCGCCTCCACGCCTTGAAAAAAACCAACTTCAGGCCCGTAATACGGCACGTCCGGTTGTGTGACCGGCGTGTCGTAGTCTGTTTCTTTGTCATAAAAGAATGACATCACTAGGGCCTTTGCTCTAACAAGCGCTGGAACCACCCATTATAGGGGTGAGCCTCAAGAGAGAACGGGCGACTATCTAGCATTCTGAAGTCTTCAACTGGTTGCCCCTCTTGTAAGAACGGCACCAAGTACGACGGCGGGCGTTGCTCCGCAGGCAAACCCGCGTACCTGTCAGGCTCCGGTTCGCGTTTAAATCTTTTGGGGAATCTTTTTTTCAATTCGGAAAAATAACCAGTTTCCGGAGTTCCTCCGGCCCTTAAAGTCCTTTCTTCTGTTTTGACGTCAACTCCCAAAGATGGGATTTCTAGTAAAGTTGTGCCTTCCACAGTTGCGAACCTCTCAGGCGCAGCCCTTTCAATCGGGTCCACATCTTTTAAGGATTTAGCAAATTCAGGAGAAAAATTGTTTAAATTTATTTCTATTGATCCGCCCGCCGAATTTGTGGCTTCAAACTCTGATCCATTTACGACAAAGAACAAGCGAGCGCGACCACCGGCAGACTGGACCAATCTGATGTTTCCTTGATTTCTAAGCAGGCCAATGTCGAGCGGCACACCATTCAAATCAAGAGGCATCTCACCTGTACGAAAATCGGAGAAAGCCTGAACAGGCGCTTTGTTTACAAGGTCCTCAAAGTCTTCTTGAGGTATAGATGTCGGCAAAACCAGAGCCTTGTTTTTGTATGTTGTAATCCCCCCATACAACTCACCGTCTGCACCCTTGGTTTGCCCAGCCGCCTCTTGCAATGCGTCCTCGAATAAATCTTTATCATAAGTGCCCGGTTGACCACCCTTACCCAGATAGATTGCGTTTGTGGCCTCCCGCAACTGCGCCTGCAACCTTGGTGTTGTAGCCATGCTGGCAAAATATTGGCCCGTGACGGCTCTAAATTCTTGGCTGCTCATAGCGCCCTTTGTAGCGGCGTTTTCTTCTAGTATACGATATCCGCGCAACGCCGCCTCGACTGCCCGAGGTGACGAGCCTCTAGCCACAAGGCCTCCGATATGGGCCAACAAAGCGTCATCCTTAGAGACTGACTGGAATATTGATCTGGCGTTATTCCCCCAGCTTGCCGCCAGACTTCCTAAAAATTCTGCGCGCTGTTTGTCATTTCCATTTTTAAATGACTTAATGATTGTCTCTGTTTCCGACTGATCCAGTAGCGGAATATCGACTAATCCCTGCCTTTGTGCAAAAGATGTTGCCTCCACAATTCTTTTGTCTACAAGTGCTTGAACCTCGGCGACACTTTTCCCGTTCGCCTCCACCATAAGATTACCACCTGTAATCTGTTGGGTGGTCCTGCCATAACTTATAGGATCGCTCTTTAAGGCGGTCCTTTGTGATTTAACTCGTTTTTCAAGAGATTCCTTTAATATTGCCTGCTCGCCTGTAAGGCCGCTTTTCAGGTTAACCTTGTTTAAACCAGCAATCATCTGCTCTTTTTCAACAACAGATGTTGGTTTTAGAGTCTCCATGCGGGCCTGCATCTTCTGCGCGTTATTTATTTTTGCCTGAAGACCAGACGTATCAAAACCGTCTGCGGCCAACTCATTAACCCGCTTTTGAATTTCTTGAACAGCTTCCTTTGTGGGTCTATTGCCGCCGCCAATAACGTCAAAAAAATTTCTTTCCGCAAAGTCAGAAACAGCATCGTACTTGGGCTTTAATTCCCTGATATCTTTTGCAAGGCTAGTTTCAAACTGACTAACAACGGTGCTTAATTGGTCATCACTAAGGCCAGCCGCCTGCTCGCCACCCTTCTCGATGCTTTCCTTGAGGGCATCTATGTATGACCGCTTGTCGCGAATGCTTTGGCTCTTATCAAAGCCGCCGCGCAATCTTGCAATATTTGCATCCTGCCTGACACCAATCAGGGTCTTGGCAATTTGATCCGGGGAAAATTGATGATGCTCCATATACGCCTCAAGCCCTTCAAGCTCATTGGCGAGAACATCATCAAAATTAGACATACCGGCGCGCGCCATATCCTCAACATTTCTGGATATTTCGGAGACGCCCTGAATGCCCTCAGCACGAAACTTTGCCTCCTCCAGTTTCATGTCCTTTTCGGACAAATTCAAAAACTGGGCATTGCGTAAATTGCTTAGATTGTTCTTGAGCGTCGCGGCGATATCTGGAGACAGACTGCCACCAGCCGAAGAATATCCGGCTACAACCTCGTCAACCTTGGTAATGATTTCTGTGGTGTTTAAACCATCTTGCTGGCCGCGCAATATAACTTCGCTGATTTGCCTGCGCGCGTCTACCTCAAGCTCTGCACCAAATCTCTTGCTCGCGATAGCATAACCCGTGCGCTCATTTGCGCTCATGTCAGCAAGTGATTTGCCGGAAAGTTGCTGCAAAAAACTTTCTGGCTCGCGTTGTGCCGATTCAATTATTTGCAATTTTTGGCGCTCGGATGCTTTCTCAAAAGCAAATGAGCTTAATTTATCAAGGGAAGCTGATATCCTCTCATACCCGCGCGCCGCCTCAAGCCCGCCAGACAAGAAATCTACGGATGGCAAAGACCCAATACTTGTCGGCATCAAGCCAACCTGACGATATCGTGGAAGACGTTCAGACATGATTTGGACCTGCTAGATGCATTTGTGCCGCCACTCTAAAGAAAGTCAACCATCTGCCCCTGAGTGTTAAAGCCGGATTGAAAGACGTTGGGGTCTGTGGGCGCACCCGGAAATAACTTCGCCCCTGACATCGCGGCCTGACCCAAAGACACCAGCGCGCCGATCTTTGCCGACTTCATTGCCTGATTGCCTCGCATGGTGAGAGTTTCCGCTTGATGCATGAATTGCTTGGCGCGGTGTTCTCCCATCAATGTTGTAATGGCTTCATTATCTTCAGCGGTGAAAAACTCAAGGCCGCCCTTCGCTAGAGCAAACTGTTGCAGGCTTTTGGCGCTACCGCTAAAGGGGTCGATTCCGCCAGCGCCAGCGCGGGCATTGATCGTCGCGTTGGTACGGACAATACGATCCAGCACCTCAACGCCCTGACGGCGAAACTTCAGCGCCTCGCTACGCGCCTGAACGCGGGCCTGTGTCGCTTGCATGGCTGCCTGTTGAGCCTGTGCTGCAAACGCCTTTTGTTGCGCCTTACCAGCCTGAATCTGACCATAGGCGCTTGCTAGACTTGTCGCCACGGCGATAACTGGGAGTGCTGCTGCCATACTATTGTCCTGCGCTTAACTTGTAATCGATTCCCAACACAGTCATCTTGAGCGGTACGGTCTGCGTGATGGTTATCTGGCCATCGTAATTATAGCCCAATATGCCGTGCAGCGTCTTAATTCCCGTGAATTCCGCCACGTCATCGTCAAGGATGTCCGTGCCGAATCTGCGAAACGGTATTTCCTTTCCGTTGATGGATATGGCTTGTGTTTCAAACAATTCGGCGTTGACCTCAAAAATGCGCTTCTTAAAACCCTTGAGCGATCCACTTGGCAGCCTCGGCTCAACCGGCAGCGTCTTGACCGTGGGCGTAAAGCCCAGGCCGACCTGGTACGACGCCGTTGCGGCACTGCCGAATGTCACCGTAAATGGCGAAGCTGGCACAGTTTGATCCGGCTCGACAATACCGTCGCGGACGATCTTGACTGTCTCGCCCTCAAGGTGATCCATCGTGACAGACGCTGCCGCGCCACCCGTCTTTGCCGAGTCCATCAAAACGGTAGAATCAAACAACTCGACGTAATAAACATCAGAACTGTTCACGGTTCGTTTCACAACCGTATAGATACTGTCAACATCAACGCCAATCGACTTGAACTCCCCGTCTGTTGTCCACTCTGACGGCGCTATAACATTCTGAGACCGCAACAAGGTGTAACACGCGATAGTTCCATCGTCTCCATTGACGATCAGAACGCGATCCCCCTCATCCGTACTGGTCGCGACACGCATCGCCATCTCGGTCGGCGTCTTAATCAGGTGAGAAGACAGGAGCGAAATGCGTGCAGATGTGTAAGCCTGCACCGTGTCATTGAACAAAAATTCCTGCAGTGTTTTGCCTTGGCGCTGGATAAAAAGCGACGCACCGTCGACATTTACAACCCGAATGCCGGGGCGCGAGCCAAACGCCGTTTGTTGCTTCACGATCAAATTACTTGGTGTAATCGGCTCATCAAGAGTCTGCGGGACGAAGAATTCGCCACCCGTCGTGAAGACCTGAAGATGGCGACCGGAATAGATGTTCACAATGCTATTGAAAGTGCCTGTATCCAGAGTAGCCTCAACCGCATCATCATCAAGCGCTTCGTTCGGAGAAAAGTCAAAAAAGACACTGACGCGCGAACCCCAGATTGTAGAAGGCAGACCCTTTGATCCACCAAAGAAGAGCCGACCTTCGTGAAACGTAACGGACTTAGGCCAACCGCGCTCATTCGACCATGCGTCTTCATACCCGTGTTCCGTTTCAAAATCACCCGCTGATATTGCGCTGTCATCAAAGAACGGGATTTCTGTATGCGCCTTCACTTGCGTGTTGCTAACAAATTCAATTATGCGCGCACGGCCAAACCCGTTTGTCACATTTACATATTCATTAACCGCCGCCTCCTTGAAGGGGCTTATGCTATAGCCTGACGAATTATCGGGCGCGGTATCCCAATCGGGGAACACAGTTAAAACATTTGTGGACGCTACGTAATCCTCAATATGACGAGTCTGACCCGCACCCGTTCCGGATGTGATTTCAATAAACATCCCATTCGGCTCGTCGTCGCTTGTAAAACTAGAGGCAGACTTGAGAGTGATTGTGTTCGCCGTTCCAGCCTGCGCCGTTCCTGTATCTGTCGTTGCTCCAGACGCAGTAAGGGTGATGTTGCCACTAGCCGCCGAGGGCGTAAGCGTGTAGTTCGGCTGATGCGTATCCAAACTAAACGCAAACTTGGGTATGAACGTGAAAGAAAGCTGGCTCGCCGTCCAGCTTGAGTCTGACGCGCCGCGCACAATCTTGTATGGCGGCAAATCCTCGTGGACCAGAATAACCGTATCGGCGCTTTGGACCCAATTCATTTCCAACAATATCTCGGCAGTGAATGCCGCCACGGAGAGATAATCATTTCCGCTGCCGTTGATGTTTGTAATCAGCGCGCCGTCCTTGAAGACATACATCCTAGCCGGTGTAAAGATGAGCATGTAACTATCGCTCACCGAAAACTCAAAGGACACCATCCGCACCGCGTTCGCTGCACCCGCATCGAGTTGTGCGACAAACTTCGTTCCGTCTCGACGCCTTATGCCGCCCTGCGGCTGTATCGTCACATTCCGTGCCGTCGTCAATCCGGACTTGTACTGCGCTATATCTGTACGCGCGCGCAGCTTCGGGTCCATCTCTCCAGACGTGAAATCATTCTGTATTTGAATGATCCGGCTCATCCACGGACATCCGTCAATGGGAATTCCATGATATTCTGCGGAGGACGATCACCGCCATCTATATTCATCGCCACTCGCATAAGGCCGCCACGCATGTTTTGTTCAAGCGTGCCATAGGCGAGCTTATGGTAGAAGTCAGCTTTCGTAATCTGATCTGTGATTGGTTCGGCGAATGCCGCCGCAAGCGCGTGCTTGAGCAGATTCACAAAATATGGCGGAAAGGCGGAAGCCTCGGGTCGAAACTGGTAGTCGACCCAGACCGCCTCATAATTAGCGAATAGCCCACCGCTATAGATTTCAAACTCTCGCACCGGCAACGCGCCCACAGCACTACTTGCAAATACAGCTTTTGGGTTGCCCAAGATATCGCCCGGCAGGGCATACTTATATTTCCATTCATTTGTTGGCGTATCCACAAAGCGCGAAAGGCCCGTCTTCTGGACGGACCAACTGAAAGGATACTGCATCAAGATCGTGTCTTGAATATCGTCGTATAAACGATCTGCAATCTGCGCCTCATCCGTTCCATCACTAAAGCTGGAAAGCGGAGCAGCGCCCAACATAATGAGCGCATCGGAGCAAATCGAGAGCTTGGTATCGCCTGCGGCCATACGGACCCCCTATAAAATGGGGCGGGCGTTTAAACCCGCCCCATCTAATTAGTCGCCGTCAGTCGCGGCCAGCGTAGTGCCGTCCGCCACATCCACAACACCACCCGAGTTCGACAGAACTTGAGTCAAGGTGCTGACGCGCGTACCCCCGGTGGAGGTCACGCAGTAAATCAGATCGCCGATAGCAAGCGTGTCGGACAGGCTGTTAAAGTAGCCAGCCGTATTAACGTCTGCAATCGTGTCGGCGGTCTGGTAGGTGTACATCGACGGTGCGTTGCCCTTCTTCGAGGCGAACACCACACCGAATCCAGTGGAAGAAAAAGCCATAGTTCAATCCCCCTATTCGGTGCTGCTGATGTGGACGATACCCTCGTCATCGATGGCAACCGCACCAGCGGAGAACATCGAAGAAACGAGGAAGCTCGTCTTTTCAGGAACATAGTGAATCTCACTCTTCTGCGCCATCGAGACACCAAGGCCAACCGCGTCACGATGGAACGCGAAGTTGGTGCGGGTTGACGGAAGAGGGAGACCGCCTTCGTCACGGTCGCCGAGCATGATGAACTTGAACCCAAGGAAGGTGTCGATCTCACCCTGAGAAAGAGCTTTCACAGTAGCGAAATCGGAACTTGTGAGTTCAGTCTCATCAAGCAAAGCAGACAGGCCATTAGCATGAATAATCATACAGCGACCTTCAGCCGGGACGTTTTTCGCGTCCAGAGCTTTTTTCGCCGCCAGCAACTTTGCCAGATTCATGTTCGTGCCTGCACCACCAACGCTGGTCGCGACGGTGGACGGAGACGAAGCGGCACTCAACGCATCGATCACAAGCTGATCCATGCGACGGCCAATAGCATTGCCGACCACCTGAACAAGTTCACGGCGCTCGTCAAAGTTGACCTTAGCCTGATGGAAGATGTCAGAATATTCAGCGGCGATATAGTCCGACATCGTGACCGAAACTTGCGAATACGTTACATTTAACGGAGTTACGTCCGTCTGGGGTACGCGAACCGTAGCCGTCCCCTTCCCGATTTTCGGGAATTTGACGACATTGCCTTCGACGTTGTTGCGCTCGCGGGTAATGCCAGCAAGCATGCGGGATGCCTGATAGGCTTGCTTGACTTCCGCATCGAACAACTCGACAAAGGCCGAAGAAATGCCTTGCGCCATTTCAAAGTCCTCACAGTTGGTTAAAACGGGAAACGCCTAGCAGGTATCCTTGCGGGCTGCGGCTTGCGCGACTCGCACCTCGCGCCCAAGTGGGTCTAACGGGCCGAAGACCGGGTATCCGTTAGACCCAATATATAACACACAATTTTGCGTGTAAATAGTTTAAGGATTATAGGGCTGGCTGCCGTAGACCTGCTCAAACAGCTTTTCTACCTTTTGGCGATAGGCCGCATCGTTTGCATATTCTGGCTTTCCAACCATTGCCGTCAACTCTTCCTTAGACGGCAAGCCCTCAACCGGGCCAACGTCAATCGGGATTTGCTGATCGCCATAATAAGAGCGCACTTTTTGTAAGGCACGCAGACCCTGCGCCGTGCCTCCCATAATCTTGAATTCCTCAAAATCGTCTTGACCCCACACCCCTTTGCGGACCAAGCCCTGCGCCCAATCTGTCATTGATTTTATCGTAGCATCGGCATTCGGGCCAAGTTTTTTGTACTCCTCCTTGTACGAAACGTCCGCCATCTCTTGTTGCTGGCCAGCCATCGAGATGAATTTACCCGCCAAGTCCTCAAAGGCTTGCTGGCTAATTCCGTTCTCCTTGGCCCAGTCGCGATAAGCCGTAAATAGCTCATCGTCGTCCGAGACGTTCGCCTCGGCAAACATTTTTGTGTCGTACTCATCCGGAGCCTTGTGCTTGCCCTGAGAGAACTTCTTTTGAAGCTCGTTATATGACTTAACCAAATTTTCGAGGTCAGGCCCTTCGTCATCATTCCAGAATTTTTCCGGATACCAATCGGGCCTCTCAAACTCAACCTCCTCACCATCCTCGGCGACCGTCACGCTATCAACAGAAGGCTGGTTGTCAGGCTCACGGTGCGGGATGCTGACCTCCTCGACCGGCTTGTCATCCTCAAGCTGCGCGCCAGCCATAAGACCATCGCTATCGTTTTCGACTTCTGCTACTGCTTGTTCTTCACTCATAACTCTGATGCCCTTTTCATTCGCCGCTCAATCTCGCGGACCATTGAGTTTTGCCCCTCGCGGGCAAATCCGTGGGAAGCGTCCTCACCCGGATACCAAGTCGGTTGTTCAATCGTAAGAGAACGAAGATGTGTCAAAACCTTTTGACCATCCTCAGAACCAAAAACGCGCAGATACATTCGATCCACGTCGTCGTTCTCTTGCTGGTTTGTTCTCAGGAACTCAGACTGCGCTGTCTGTAGCCCCTCCCATCCATCCACATCTGACATTATGCCCCTTCAGGTGGTTGCTCCTGCCCTTGCATCGCAGCCATTTGCGCCATCTGCGCCGCTTGCTGCATCATCTCCTCACGCTCTTGCGCGGAAGTCCTAAGCTCAGCCGGTACGCCCAACTTGTCGGCCACATAATCAGCGATAGCGCCCATACGCGGGGCCATCTGGCCCTCCGGGCCGAGTGCCGACGATAGCTGCACCCATTGCGTAATCTTCTCAATGTCGCCCATGTTCTGTGCCTGCGCGATTGGCGACACGGGCGCGACCTTTACCTCAAGGCCGTTTACACGCAGCGGCATGTCAATCAAACCCCGCTCGTCCATGACATAGAGAACGCGCGAGACAATCGGAATCATCGTCTCGGTGATGAGGCGGCCAAAGGCAGAACCAAGATTCTGGGCCAACTCCTTCATGCGCTCTGCGATTTCCGTAGCGCTCCGAGCCGACATATTGTCGGGCGGAAGCGTATCGTCCAGCAAGATTTTCTTGATGTTCATGCGAAGATCGTTGATGACGATCTGCGACACGTTGAAGTCACCCGACCTCGGCAATTGACGAAGCGACTCGCCTTGAGGCCCACCGTTCCGCGCCACAGGAATGATTGCACCCGGCGTGATTCGAATAGTTTGCGGGTTCAATACGCCATCATCCGCTGCCGTGTAGACACCAGCGATTGAGAGAGACGCATTCTTGAGGAGAAGTTCCAGCGTTTTGTTCAGCGTCTTGATGTCAGGCAAGGCCGTAATCACGGGGCCACGCCCATAGATTTCGCCAGCGACCTTCATGTATCGGGCAACGATCCAAGGACTAGACTTCATCTCGCGCTCAACCAGCTTGACCTTGCCAGACGGCCAGATGACGCAATAGTGATAATCACCACGATCCTGATTGTAGATTGTCGCCTCAAGAAGCTCGACCTCTTCAGTCGGCTTCTCATCGATCATACGCTGCAATCGATCAGGTATGTACGCTCCAACCCAATGCTGTGCAATTGCCTCTGCCTTAATCCGCATGCGGCGATAGACATTGTC